TCGCCTGCTTTATGGCACATCAGAGCGAGGCACTGACTACGGCGGCGGTGGAAGAGGGTTGTTCACGCCAATGGCTACAGCGCCTGGCGCAGCTGGTAGAACTGCAGCGGTCAAGAAAACACCTGAGGAAAAAGCGGCCGAAGAATACCAAAAGCAACTGCTTCAAGTAGCTGAGGCATCACAGGCATTTGTGAACGTCACTTTTGAGGTTGTTGAAACGATTAAAGAACAGACAACGGCTTTTGATGGCGTCAAGGCTGCCGCCAGTGGCTATTTAGAGACTATTGGCACGATGCAGCAGGGAGTGACGTCCCTTGCAACTACTGCCTTTGGGGGGCTTGAGGATGCCCTGACTAGCTTGGTCACTACCGGCAAAGCTAATTTCGTCGATTTTGCGCAGACGATTCTCGCCGCTACTGCGCGAATGATCATCCAGCAAACAATCCTTGCAACAATCATGCGCGCGATTGGCGGGATTGGCGGCGGTGGTTCATTCTTTCAAGCAGGAACAACTGGTTTAGATACCAACTACGCCCCAGGTCCAGCGGCTAGTTACTTCACTAACCCAAGCTTTGGCGTGGCGCCTTTTGCCAAGGGCGGCATTGTTAAACGTCCCACCATGTTCGCCTTTGCCAATGGCGGCGCTGGTCGCTTTGGCCTAATGGGCGAGGCCGGCCCTGAAGCAATCATGCCCCTGAAGCGTGGCCCTGGTGGTCGCCTTGGCGTTGAAGCTTCTGCAGGGGTGGGGAATATCGTGGTCAACGTGGACGCTCAAGGCACTCAAGTAGAAGGCGATCAGCCCAATGCAAATAGGCTGGGTGAAGCACTTGGCGCAGCTGTACGCGCCGAACTGATCCGTCAAAAACGCCCAGGAGGCTTGCTCGGCTAATGGCTACCTTTCCAGACGTAGAAGCTAGTTACGGCCTTAATAAGGCAAGCCAGCCCACTGTTCGGACTGCGCGTTTTGGTGATGGTTATGAACAGCGCGTTACTTTTGGTCTGAACCAAAACCCGAAGATTTGGCAAATGCGCTGGGTCAATATCACGGAAGCAGATTGCGACACTATCGAAGATTTTCTCAACGCGCGTGCTGGCGTTGAGCCTTTTGAATGGACGCCGCCAGATGAATCCACAGAATATAAGTGGGTTTGCCAAGACTGGAACAAGCAAATAGATTTGCCGACTCGCAGAACGATTACAGCAACATTCCGCCAAGTATTTGAACCGTAATGGCTTTTACCGCTTGGGCAGCTAGCACGGCTTTCAGCGTTGGCGATGTCCGCCGCGCCAGTTCCGTTCAGCCTTCGGGCTTAGTTTTCCGCTGTACCACTGCTGGCACAAGTGCAGCCACCGAACCTGACCCGTGGCCGGTTGTTCGCGGTGCTGAGGTTGAGGATGGCACTGCTGTTTGGGAAGCTGTCAGTGCTGTTGGTGAAGAACTGAACAAGCTGGCGCCTAGTGCAGTGATCGAGCTGTTCGAACTAGACGGCACCGCTAGCAGCATCGGCGTCGATCAGATCTACCGTTTCCACGCTGGCGTCAACGAACAGATCAGCGGCAACATCGTCTGGAACGGCAATACCTATCAGCGGTATCCGGTTGAGGCGACAGGTTTTACCTATGAAGGCGGCGGACAACTCCCGCGCCCGACCATCAGCATCAGCAACGTTTTGAGCTTGGGCACCACGCTGGTGCTTGAGTACAACGATTTGGTCGGTGCAACGGTTACCCGGATACGCACGCTCAAGAAATACCTAGACGCCACCAACTTCACCAGCGGCACTAATGCAACGGCTGATCCGTTTGCCGAGTTCCCGCGTGAGATCTACACCGTTGACCGCAAGGTTGCCGAGAACCGCGCAGTTGTCAGCTTTGAGCTTGCCGCCAGTTTTGACGTTGCTGGTGTGAAATTGCCCCGGCGCCAGATCATCCAAAACATCTGCCCATGGACGTATAAGGGCGAAGGTTGCGGCTATACCGGCACTGATTATTTCGACATCGACGACAACGAAGTTGCCAACGTGGCGCAGGATGTTTGCGGGCATCGGCTGTCTAGTTGCAAGCTCCGCTTCGGGGACAATGCTGAGATCCCTTATGGCGGTTTCCCAAGTGCGGGACTGATTGGATGAAGCCGGAAACCAAAGCAGCAGCAGAAGCGCACGCAGAGCAGGAACATCCCCGCGAAGCCTGCGGTCTGGTGGTCATCGTCAAAGGCAAAGAGCGCTATTGGCCGTGCCAGAACACTGCAACGGAGGAAATGAGCTTTGTGATGTCGCCTGCTGACTACGCCGCTGCTGATGATGCTGGCGCGATCACGGCGGTGGTCCATAGCCACCCGAACATGAAGCCCAAGGCGAGCATGGCGGACAAAGCTGCAATGGAGGCGTCAGGACTGCCCTGGCACATCGTTGGATGGCCGACAGGAACCTGGGCGAGTTATCAACCAGAAGGCTGGCAACCGCCATTGATCGGGCGGGAATGGTGCTACGGCACGCTTGATTGCTACGCCCTGGCGCGTGACTGGTACAAGCAGGAATGGGGCTTGCAGCTGGCGGACTATGAACGCCATGGTGAGTGGTGGCATAAAGGCATGAACACCTTTGTCGAAAACTTCGCTAACGAGGATTTTGTGTCGGTCGGGCAGGATGCAGAACCCCAATACGGTGACGCCTTGCTGATGCAGATCGTTTCACCAGTGTCCAACCACGTTGCGATCTATATCGGTGATGACCTGATCCTGCAGCACCTGGAACGGCGGCTTTCTAGCCGTGATCTGTGGTCTGGCTATTATCGGAAGAACACCACTCATATCCTGCGGCACAGGAGTCGGCTATGAAGAAAGTGGTGCTACGCGGTGAACTTGGCAAGCAGTTTGGCCGTGTTCATCACTTTGACTTAAATACCCCGGCAGAGGCTATCCGGGCACTGTGCGCGAACTTTGAAGGTTTTCAGCAGGCGTTAGTTACTGCGGCTGAGCGCGGCGTTGGTTATATCGTTCAGATTGGCAAATTAGCGATTGAAGAATTAGACGAAATCCACAATCCAACGGGTCAAAGCGAAGAGATCAGCATCACGCCCGTGCTAGCTGGTGCTGGTGGTGGGGTCGGCAAGATTCTGGTTGGCGTTGCCTTAGTTGCCACTGCATTTTTAATTGGTCCGGCTGCTGGCGGCTTTTTAGGTATTGGCGCAGGTTTAGGCGGAGCGACTGGGGCAGGTGCTGCACTCAGCTTGGGTTTGGTCGGCGGCGGATTTGCGACTGCTGTTGGCTTTATTGGTGTCAGCATGATCCTGTCCGGCACGGCACAACTGCTGTCGCCCCAGCCTGCTGATTTGCCCGGTCTGACTGGTGCAACGGGCGCTAGGGGCAACTCTTTCGACCCGAGCAATAACGACCCAGCCGACAACCGTTCGAGCTACATCTACAACGGTGCCGTCAACCTGACCGCTCAAGGAAATCCAGTCCCGATCTGTTACGGACGGATGCGCGTCGGTAGCGTAGTGGTATCAGCAGGCGTTAGTACGACGGACATCTAATGACAAAGCGTATTGCTGGCGCTGGCGGCGGTCGCCGTTCACAACCTGCACCACAGCAGAACGTCAACGTCCAGCAAACGGTCGTTGTTCAAAGTGCCGGACCGGAGCGGAGTGATGACGCTAACTCGCTGTTCAGTAAGTCCAGCATCCGCCTGATTGATGTCATCAGCGAAGGCGAAATTGAAGGATTTGCAACGCCTGATGATCCGGAGCAATCAATCTTTTTTGACGATACCCCGCTGCAAAACAGCGATGGATCAGACAACTTTGTTTATAGCGATTTCGCCTCTCGCGTAGGCACACAAAACCAGAACTACGTTGAAGGTTTTGCCGCTAGTGAAAACGCAGTCAATGTAAATAGCTCGGTTGGTGATGACGTAGGCGATTCCGTTGTTCGCACGATTACCGATGGTGATGTTGATGCTGTCATTGTTCGCATCGCGTTTAACCAGATCTATCGCGTTGACAACGGTCTAAAAGCTACGTCGATTGGCTACGCCATTGATGTGCAATCTGATGGCGGTGGTTATGTCGAAAAGGTCAATACTACTGTCAGCGGGAAATGCACCAGCACCTATGAGCGCAGCCACAGAATTGAGCTAACCGGCAGCGCACCCTGGGACATCAAGCTACGCCGTGTTTCGGGCGTCAACGACAGCACCAACAACGTCCGTCTGATGACGTTTTCGGGTTACACCGAAATCATCGACGCCAAGCTGCGCTATCCGCTGACTGCTTTGGTCGGTTTGCGTTTTGAGGCTTCACAGTTTCAGGCAATCCCGACCCGCGCCTATGACATCAAAGGCGTCAAGGTTCAGATCCCGCAGAACGCCACTGTCAACACCGATGGCA